AATAACGCAGCATCTTTAGCGAGTGAGTTGTAAGGATCTATTAATAGACCATCATAATCATAAACTTCTTTTATCTTTTGAGCTTCACCCATCAAGGTCCTAGCTGTGTAGATTTTGTCTACTGTGATTATTTTAAAGTGATCGTTGATCCATTGTAATTCAGTTTCTATAACTGCATCAGGTATTTGCTGTACAGGTGTAGCTGTTTTAAACTCTATTAATTTGCGTGCTATTGAATAGTCATTGTTTTCTGAAGAGAAAATCAACCACTTTAAATCATGCTTTAGAGCATAAGCCATCATCATGTAGAGTATTACAGTTGTTTTACCTGTATTAGCGTGTCCTACACATATGTTAAACGCACCTCTTTTAAACCTCAACCATTCGTCTATCTCAGGTATGTCTAGTTTCAAGCCTTGCTCGATACGGTCATACTTTACGTCTAGTATTTTTTCTTTGAGACTTTCTATAGTTGCAATCATTTGTTGTAATTTTAGGGTTTTAAAAAAGGGTTTTAATATAAGGTAAGAATAAAGGAGGCTTTTACACCTCCCTTAGTAATTTAGAACGGTAAGTCAGGAGTCTCTCTACCTGCTGTAGATTGCTCTGAAGCTACTGTCCCTGACTCTACGAAGTCAGCTTTCTGAATAGTACCATCTGAGGTCCAAACTACACGACCATTACCTACATATACCTTAGCCTCTTTAGCTTCTCTTTGCTCTTTGCTTTGGTTGTTAGTAGCTGAAACGTTCTGACCGTATTGGTTAGTCTCGTCTTGTACTGTGATTGTTACATTAGCCCATCCTTTGTCGTTGAACTCTAATTTTTCTTTGTTTAATCCTACTGTGATAATTGTTGCCATAATTTTACGGGTTTTAATTGTTATTATTATTATTATTTATTATTGACTGTGCAAACATACGAAATATAAATGATATACACAAGTTTTTTTTTATTTATTTTAAATTATTTTTTTACCTATTAGTATTTTAACGTCTGAAGTAACTAAATACTTAGCTTCTATTTGCTCAATAGTACCTCCATTTTTAATAAACTCAATAGCTTTTAGAAACTCAGGTGTATTAGCTGATAACTTAGCTTTACTAGATCCTTTCTTACCATGAGAGTTGGTAGCATCAGCATCTGCTGTATCGTCAATTAAGAGCAAGTTACCTAGTGAATACTTCTTTCCATAAGAACTAGCTGAACCATACTGTTGAGCTGTAGCCATTCCTTTCTGATTAAGGTCCACTCCTACGATAGCTGTAGAGCTTATAGATCCACCTTCTAAGTCAAACATAGTAGCTTCACTCTTAATCACAGCATCAGCCAATAGCTCTTCTCTAATTAAGAAATAAACACCATACTTAGTGTTAAATGGTTTTAATGATTCTAGGATATCTTCAGCTGATCTAAATTTATAGCCTCCGAACTTGTTTGTTTTAGTCTTAGCTACTTTGAGCTCGACTTGGATTTTTGATAATTTTTCTTGAATAGTCATTTTTAAGGGTTTTAATTGTTATTATTTTCTTTTAGTCATTTGTTCTATAAGATCTTCTAGGTCTAGCTGAGAGTCATCCATACTGTTGTAAGTATAGGAATCAATAGCGTCCTTAATAAAGTAAAGTACATCTATCTCTCTGTTTATAGCGTATGACATGCTAACTAGTGCGTCATGGTCCATTTTAGAGTTTATTACTCCATCCTGTTTTAATACATTCTCTTGCTTATTTTTTATAGCAAAGAATAATTTAGCTTCTATTTTATTTAAAGCTCTTTCTTTTAATTGTTTTGGTGATAACATTTCTTAGGGTTTTAAATTAATTTATGTTTTAATACTTCTAATTTTACTACTTCTTTCTGCTCTTCACTTAGCTTACTGTAGCCTACGTTATTAAATAACCTATGACTTACTAATTCGAATATAAGCTCTGATTTATTGTCCATAATTGAATTGTTTTATTGTTATTGAGTTGCAAACATACGAAATATGAATGATATATGCAAGTTTTTTATAACTTATTTTAAATTAAGTTTTTAAATATGTGAGCTATTACATCTACTGTCCATCCGTTACCGAGCATTCTCTTTCTTTGATTTTCAGATGCTAGTATGGTATAGTCTTTAGGAACTGTCTGAAGAGCCTCGAAGTCATTTACATTAAGCTTAACCAACTTACCTTCTTTTACCATTCCGTAATTACAAGCTGTATTCAATGTGTTGGTTTTCCCTACACCTACACGACCTCTTCTAGTCTTTGACGTAGGAACCTCTAAATTTACACTGTCACCTTCATTAGCTATTAAGAATCCTTTTTTAGTTGCGTTTTTAATCTTTAAAGATCCATCAGCGTATGTATCTAGTACTAAAGGAGAGTCTTTTATCTCCTCTCTATCTCCATTAACTATATCTTTTAGAGTTACGCCTTTATCAACTATCTCACTATCTAAAGGTATATTAGTCCAATAAAGTCTCTGTCTTTTTTGAGCTGAGAAATTAGAGCTACATATCTGAACAGGGGAAACGCCTAAAGAATCAGTTATTATACGCTCCCATTCTTTTTTCATTACCACATTCTCTAGTAAAAAGTAAGTAGGATTAACCTCCTTTAATACTCTGACAAACTCCCAAAAAAGTTTACTCTTTCCATCAAAGCCTGTGCCATCACCTGCTCTGCTGAAACTTTGACAAGGACTACCTCCGTATAATAAATCTATTTTAGGTAAATCAATACCCTTAACCTCTAGGATAGAGCCTATTTGCTTTGTATCAGGGTAGTTTGACTGAGTGACTTTTATAGCGTGTTTATCTATTTCACTAGCAAAGTACTTATCTATCTTAATTCCTAATTGGTTTAAAGCTATCTGTCCACAGCTCATACCATCAAATAATGATAATACATTCATAATATTTATTTTTAATTACTGTGCAAACATACGAAATATATATGACATACGCAAGTTTTTTGCATGTTATTTTATAACGATAAGTAATAAATCTGTTTTATTGTGTATTAGAAACCTTGTAAGTCCTTGATTTCCTTTAGTTTATCTCTGTAAGTTTCAAAGATCTCCTGATATTCATGCTCCATGAGTTTCATGGTTTGTCTAGATTTTTGTAGTAATTCATCTGACAGGTCCTCACCTAAAGTAATAGAATACTCATACTGTCTACCGTATTCAAAGCGATTGCATTTTCTACACTGTGCATTTACGTTACGCTCATCCCATCTAGTAGATAGATGTTGGCGTCCTATGAAGTGACCTGCGTCTGACTCGGAGAAGTGTATAGCTTTACCACAAGAAACACAAGAGCAGTACCCTGAATCATTATCAGCATCTCTACGTCTGATATACTCATGAAACGGTTTATCTATCTTAGTTTTCCAATATTTAAGCGTTTTCTTTTTAGCCATGATGTAAAAAAAAGCCCCCCGAATAAAACCCCTTAAATGTCGGAGGGCGTAAAAATTAGTTAGTAGGGTTCTTTATTTAAAAACAATATTTTAGTTGCTGTTTAACATTGATAAAAAATAAATTGAAAAAAACTTGCATATGTCAAAAAAAAACCGTATCTTTGCCATATCTTTAAAATATATATCTTTACTTATTATAAATATATAATATAAAATTCACTATTTAAAAAGCTAATATATAGAAAGTTAAATATTTAAAAAGTAAACAAATTTAAAAAGTGATGTTTATAAAAAGTGATGTGAAAATTTAAAAAGTAATATAAAGTCAAAGAAAAAACCGTATACAGGGTAGCTATGTTTAAAAAAAAAGAGAGCGATTAAGCTCTCAATTAGTTTGTTATTTAGTTATAGATTTGTATTTCTGTAGTCCGCGACTACCAAAGTAGCTAATGTATACACCTAAAAGAAGCGATTTAAGAAGCTCAATCCATTCATTAGGAACTTCTATAGTAGAATCGTAAAAGTCTAAGTATATAAGAGCTACAGTGGTTACAGTAAGAAATATTAATGACAAAGGTCTAACGTTTTTAGATAACCATGAATCACTAGTCATGTCTGAATTCCATCTCTGAGTAACGCCTTTCATCTCTTCAGCATCTAACTGCATCACCTGTAAAGCGTATGCTCTCTCTGCGTCAGTCATTCCGTTATCTTTATTAGACACTACTTCTATAGCTGATTTTATATCACCTGTTACTAGGTTACCTACTACTTCAGCTACTTTAGAGAAGTTTATAGATCTTAAGAAATTGCCTGTAGCAGTTCCTTTACCTCCGTTTTTTCTTAGTTTTGGATTATCACTCATAATTTTATTTTTTAAAGTTCCATCTAGCCCTAGTACCTCTGATGTCATAATGTACAAAAGAATTATAAAGACCGAGCCCTCCTTCTTTTATCTTACCTTCATTTATAAGGGCTTCTATAATATGATATAGGTCCTCACTATCTAACCCTTTTACTCTCAGGTCACTAGCTTTACCTAGTAAATGCTGTGATCTAGATGATCCACCTACAGCCTTATTATGAGCTTCAGACCTGTAAGCTGAGTTTATTCTTAAGGGTTCACCTAAGAAGTCTCTTAACACTTGTAAATTAAAAGCTAACTCTTTTACATTCTCTAGTACTTCGATAGGCATTATAGCTCCATCTTTACTCTTAAACTCTCTTTTGGTAAAGTTTTTAGTAAGTCTCATTATATCTTTTTAATATTTAAGTAAGTTGCAATAGCAGCACCTATAGCTGTGAATAAGCCTGCTATCATAGCTACAGCTAATTTATAGGCGTTTAAAAAGTTTCTTAGGCTATATATCTTAGACTGCATTTCATTAACCTTTGTAACTAGTCCTTTTTTGTTTATCGTATCGTCATCTTCTAGTATAGATATAATTCTATCTAGCTGTTTACCGTTCCTAACTAAAGATTGCTCAGTAGTCTGCTTAAAGAACTCTATCTCATTCTGCATTCTAGTAATCTTAAAATCCTGTATTTCGTTGCTAGTACTCATCAATTCTTGTTATATATGCCAATTACCGAAGTTAATTGTTTTCTTAGGGCTTACCTCTTCATTATTATTAGTTAAATACTCAGGGTACTTCTCTTGATTGTGATGTAGATAATCGACCATTCTAGTAGCGTAGCTCTCTGCAGTATTTCTAGCTGCCTCTTTCATCTCTTTAATGTCTTTAGAGTCTGTAGAGTCTGAGTTCTCTGACTTACTTTTAAACACACCCTTATTAGATATAGTGTATTGACTAAAAGGCAAGTACTCTAAGAAGCTATATTGAGTTAAAATAGGCTTTATATAGTCCATTACCAAAGTCTCATAATCACCGCTTAGAGAGTCTCCTAGTATGTCTGACTGCAGTCTATTGTATAGTCTAGAGCCTAGTAATTGATGTATATGAATATCCTGAGCAATTTTGATAAAATGTACTATCTTGTCAAAATCTAAATTACCTGATAAAGCTGTCTGACGTATTAAGTCGTCTTTACTTATGAATAATGCTTGTGCCATTTTATTTTCTTTTTGGTTTAACGTAACTTGGGTGATGACCTTTATCGCTACGGTCTATCTGAGCCTCTGCTACTCTTTTATTATTTTTTTGTTTTCTACCTTGTGGATTAAATCCTTTTTTCTTAGCTTGACCTACAGTGCTTTTATTGGTCCCTGTCAAGGCTCCACCTCCGTAAGGGTTACCATCTTTCTTTGTTTTCTTAATGTATATAACACGCTCCCATACATCATAGCAATTAACACCGCCTTTGTGTAACCAAATGCTATAGGGTTTTTTATTATGACCCATCCTAGAGTTTACACCATCCTGTTGCATTTTAAGTATGTCCTCTTTTCTATATACCTTTCTACTAGAGTGCATCATTCTACAGAAATCTCTAGACGTAGCTCCACTAGAACCATGTCTCTTTGTCTTTTTAGCGTACCTGTAACGAACTTTAATGAACTTAGAGTCTTGTATACTGTCCTTTTGTCTAGTGTCTCCTGAGAGACTTACAGAGACGCTTAGAGCTGTGTTTAGCATCTCTTCTATATTCTCATCTTCAGTTTCATCTAAGTCTATCCTAGAATCAACCATAGCCCATTCACTTTCATTCACAGATTCTCCTATACGTTCTAGGTATATGTGAATATCAGCGATTCCGTTTACACTTTTACACATATTATTTAGAAGCTTTATATAATTCTAATGCGTCCTTAATGAATTTAGGGTCCACTGTTAATCCTTCATGAGATGATAATTTAGTATCATCTTCTTTCTCAGCATCCTCTTTGTCTACGGGAGCCTCTTCAGTTTCTTTGTAATCTTTACCTTCTTTCTCTTGATCTTCTGAAGTAAACTCTATAGGCTGTGATGTTATAAAGTAAAGCTCAGGGACCTCACCATTAAGCTCCATTATTTCAGTAAGAGCATCTACTAACTCATCTTGATAGTTATTAATTACAGTTGAATGAAATAACTGAGAAGCGTTTTTAATCTCATCAGCATTAGAAGCTAGTCCATTACCTGAGTCTTTAATACCTAAAAGCATAGGTGACGTAACTCTGTGACCTACTAAAATCTTGTGCATAGCTTCATTAGCTAAATACTCATAGTGAGCAGGAGCGTCATTTAAAGATATATCTTCTACAGTTGTAGCTGACTCTTTATCTTCATTAAATGCAACTATTACCTTTTGACCCCTAGATCCTGTAAGTTTAGACTTAACATCTCTAGTTATAGCGTCTCTTTGCTCTACATCAGGTATACCGTTATTAAAGTTAATTACTTTAGTTCCACTAAAAGAGTTCTTAGTTTCATTGAGTAAGTAGTCTGAGATTTCATTTTCAAGCTCAGCATAAGGTAAAGCTCCCGAATAATCGACAGGACTAAAGTAGTCGTACCCTGACACATAAGGTTTTAAAATATATAGTTCAATCTTCTCAGTAGAGTTACCAAATGTAGGTATTCTTTTTAGCGTATCACTTCTCTTTTTTTCACTCCAATTAGGGTGGTAATAGTAGTTAGATACAACGCCTTCACCATTCATCTTCTCAGGTCTTAGAGTGTGTATAGGAAAGTGCTTAACTTTCACTACTTTACGATCATTGCCTGCCTTAGAGTATATAACTTGCATAGCAGCCTGACCTAACATTTTACGCTCTTGTATGATCTTCTTTAGGTCTCTGTGATTAATAAACTTTCTAAGCTCCTTAACCTCATTAGATGACTTCTCTAAGCCTTCTATACATATACCCTCTCCGTATATATTATCAGATATAGAGCGAATAGCTGCGTTATTAGTAGCTGACTGTAGGTAAGAATCGATAAGAAAAGAGTAGTAGTTGTTATCTTCACCGTATGCTACCCATTCTCTGCGTTTATCTTCAATAGCTTTAGGCATTTCATAGCCTGATAGATTAATAAAATTCATATTATATAATTGTAAATTCGTTATTTGTAGTATTTGATTGATAGCTACCTGTAGTCATTACGGTAGTTTTTAATGTAAAGTCTTTAGTAGAGTCTACGTATATTTTAGATTGATATACGTTTATACCTCCTGATTTTAATAGGATTGTATATGTTTTTTTATCTACTAAACTAGACTGAAATGGTATAGTTATCTCTTGAAAGTAACCCCCTTCAGTTAAGCTTAATCCTGAACCTGTATATATGAGCTTATTTTCGTTTTCTGAATACAATTCTACATCTACTAGTACACCGCTCTCTACTCTAGTATTAAGATATAGAGTGACAGGGTTGTTAAGGTCCGTATTAGTATCGATATAGTGCATAATTAACTTTATTTAAAAACAGTATTTGATTGTTTTTGTTTTGTATATCAGGTAATTATTCGCATATAATACACAATGTATAGTAATTGTATAGGTATAATGCAAAAAAAAGACCCTATAACTTAATATAAGGTCCGTTTTATTGTTAATATGCTAGTTACTA